ATGTTCGCGCTGGTACTTTTTGTATGTTACCTGGATGGAGGATGCGAGGATATTGTCGTGGACATCTACGATACCGAGCAGCAATGTCTTTATTCGATGGACGATCAACGGATTCGCCATGGCGGCTGTTTTCCGGTAGAGGATTTTATCGACGGCTTCTGGCGACCTGCGCAGCAATATAGCGATTTTTAACCCTGGTCACTGATGCCGCTATTGTATCCGCGCTAACGTCAATTGCCCGCCAAATACCGCGCCCGTATCAATATAGTGTACGTTGGCGAAATCCATGCGCTGACGCAACGGCGTATGGCCAAACCAAAAATGATCGGCTCCGCTAATTCCGCCGCGCTTATTTATGAGCCGTTCGCGGCTCCAGAGAACCTGATGTAAATCGATTTTTTTTTGCCATTGATAGGTTGACGCGGGGTAATCAGCATGAGCGATCACATGCGTGCTATGGCGGCAGCGAACTTCCAGTATCCAGGGCAGTCGCTGACAAAGGATAAAAAGCGCTTCAGCTTGCGTAGCGTGTTCAGCGGTCAGGCGGGTAAACCAGTCGCCACCATTCATCAACCACAGCGTCGACTGCGATGAGGCCCGCGCATCCAGCGCCATTTGTTCATGATTGCCGCGAACCGCCGTCATCCAGGACTCACGCAGTAAAGCCAGGCAACCCAGGCTGTCCGGGCCTCTATCAATGATATCGCCCACAGAAACTAACAAGTCTTGTTGCGGATCAAATCGACACTCACGTAACCTTTTCATTAACATTGAAAAACAGCCGTGAATATCGCCGACCACCCAGACATGCCGCCAATTCTTTGCCTCTATTCGCTGATAAATCTCTTCAGGCCGCATCATATTTTTCCTGTCGTTCATTATCCAGGACAGATATAAAAAGATAGCGTGTGCAGATTTTTTTTGCTTAGTAAACGTACACTGTTGTAAATAGCGAATTTCATCAGTAGCGAGTAAATGCTTTGTTATTATCGCAATAAAATATAACTGGCTGCGCCAGGGGAGTGTTATCCCCTGGCGCAGCGAGCTACTCACTATCGCCTGTTCACCTTCAATATTCTCCCTCCTTAAAAACATATCGGAAACATAAACCACATATCGACACCACAGGCTTCAGCACACTCTTTAGCTGAGTGAGTTGCAAGGCAAACCAGCGCCAATGCAGGTGTCGTTACCGTGGCGACCATCGCCCCCACAAACAGGCGCAGCACAATTTTTTTTAAAGGCGGCATAACCTCTCCTGACAGTTAACAGACCATTAATCCTTATCGAGACATCATCCGTGCGCGGGTATCATAGACTTAACAACACGCGGTGTTTCAAAAAAAACTGTCTGGTTATGCCGGTATTTAGAGTAATAACAATTATTTTAAGTTTTAAGGGTATCCATTTGATTTTTATATTAAAATAAAGATGACGACGTTTTGTTAAAAGCGTCGCCATAAAAATGAATATATAGTTTCAGAAAATCTGCTATTAATTCATATAGTTAATAGCAGTATTGTATTTACTATCTTCAGGAGGCATTCTGAAGATACTTATTCGCAATATTTTCTATAGTTAACTGAAATTGTTGTGGCGTTGGCATCGTCCCCTTATTAAACAGCGGCGTAACCTCTTTCATAACGATTTTCTCAGCATACGCTTTAAAAGACACCTGCTGATTATGATTTATAAACATATGCGGATATTTAATGCTCGCTGCAGCAATGAGGGGGACGACAAAAGGATTCGCCCCTGCCCCACCTGGAGTAAATACGCCGTTTTTTATCTCCCCAGGTAGCCCCGCATTCTGCGCAGCCTCTCCTATCTCTTTCAGAAAGGGGGTAATACTGACCCCTTTACTGATGAGTAATTTACAACAGTGATCTTTATTATTACTGTACACGGCTGATAACATGGCTTCGCATGTCTGACGAGCATAGGCCGGATCTTTACTCGCATTACCTTTGATATCCAGGCTATTGAGCTTTTGCAGCATAAAATCTTTAACAGTTTTACTGGTTAATACTGCCCTCCCCTCAGAGGCGCTCCCACGATGAAAATGGGTAGTCGGTATGTCTGTTTGCAGATGCAGGCTAAAGCGATCTGACATACTCGTCGACAGGCTGATAAAGCTATTTCTAACGGCAGTAATACTTTTTGCAAAAACGTCCTTATCCGTTGTTTTTTCTTTTACTGGTTCAACATCACTTCTATGGATTCTGTAGTGCTGGGTGGATAGTGTTATGTTAGCCACGGTAGTTCTCCTTTTGGGTACCTATGCAGAGCTACACTTTATTTATATTTCTTGCTTTCAAAAAATAGCCACCTTCGCCACAACCATTTTTATTTATTGATCTTTATAGATTTTATTTTCCTGATGAATTTTGTTCTTCTGTCACTTAGCCTGTTTTTTTCGGCGCAAGGTGATCGACTTTTATCCAGGAACATTTTTACCGGGACAATCCTGAACAGGCAAAACATCACTTCAATTCAACAGCTGCGTCACACAAAACATTCATGAATATTATTATTTATGCTGATGTTGTTACGATTTTGCCCCCATTCACAGGCTGACTGTCAATTATCCTGCCTGCGGGTTAGCCGCTTTTTCAAAACCTATAAAGTCGCCACGCCAAACCTCTCCGCCACTGTAATCATTGTCGAGACATCAATTAATTAACTGATTTTTATATATTATGACTTTTCATGGCGTTCAGAAGAACTACAAATGAAATGGATTGACTCATCTATTAGTGGTCAAAAAAACGCGCTACAAGAAATAATCAGTAACAATTGCAACACTATTCCAATCATAACGTAAACTATATGATACCACACGATTATTATTGCTTTTAGGTAACATCTTTGTATGGCTGCTTTTAAGCAACAATACTCTAACACAACATATAACATTATAACTTACAATAGGTTAACAAATGGAATTACAGCTTATGCTTAACCACTTTTTTCGAGCGCGTCAGAAAGGATGCAAATTTCAACGCATTTCTAATCGATCTGGAATATAATAATATCGCTTATTACATTTATTTTGTTGCTACCGGTAATGTGAAAATTATCACTCATGCAGGCCACTTCATTTCTATTAAAAGCAATAGAAAGCTGATTAAAGTCAATTCAACACCGAATACGCAATTAATAAAATTGACTTCAGCTAAACACTTTTCGGGGGAGCATTCCTATGAAAAATACTGTACCGATCTGGCAACGGCAGGCGTTTTTAAATGGATTGTTGAATTAAACCAAAAAACTCGACAATACTGGTCGAAAGACAACCAATTATTATATATAGAAAATGTGGTCATGCCGCTTTAACAAGCCAGGGTAATAATAGCGTCAGTCGTGACATCCGGCGTGTTACGACTGCGGGTTATCCATTTAGAGACCATAATGAGAGTCTGACTGCGAGAGTTACCCTGTGCAGTCCGACCGATGCAGCAACGTTTGACACGATGCTCGACAACAGCATCTCCTGGTGCAGGAGAAATGATTTTCAAAGCGATATCGACTAAAAGCTCAAAATATTTGCCTGCTATTTATATTCTATCTAATTAATACCCTCCAGGAAGTGTGGCATAATTGCAGAATCTGTCAGGATTCCGGGAGCATACCGGAGCGTAATCGAAAAAACATCTGGAGATGTATGAGCAAGGATGAAATCAGTTATCAAATTCTTTACCGGTACTCTCTGGAAAAGCTGTACAGTACTCTTACCAAAAGAGTAGATAACGTGCTGTCATTCGCCCTCATTTTTCTCGGGGTCGGCGTCACCATAAACGTCGGGAGTCCCTTTATTCTGGGGCCTGGCATTGTGGGTATCGCCATACTAAAAAGAGTACTCCGCTTCGGCACGCGATCAGCACAGGCCGACCGGCAGTCCCGCGCCTGGCTGAAACTTTTTAATACTCAGCACCGCTTTCCTTCAGATAAAACACTGTTCCTTGCTTTCACATCGCTTGAGCAAGACGCGAGTGAAGTATGGTCCATGCTTATTGGTCCTGCCATCGTCATGACTGAGACCGCCCTCGGAAAAACGCCCATTGAGCCATTGACGGCGGGTGAAAAACTCTGTGCATTTTTGAGCGGCGCGACGAAATCCCAGCCAGCAGATCGCAATTGACCTGTCTTCTAAACGCCTGTGCCATACCACAGAGATTTAGTATAAAATTAATTAATGGAGTACTGACGCTGTCAGCAGGTTTCTCTGAGTGAAAGATTCGTATTATACGCACAGCCCAGTTTACAGTTTATATAACAGCGCAATATGTTTTTGTATCCGTACCATGCCGCCTGCAAGCGGCTGTCTGAGTACCTCTAGCCATGCCAGGAGGTATTAGCTCAAATGTGAGCTGACATATCTATGGCACAGCGCCAAACCTAATCTGACTGTCCGCCCTATGCCAGAAGCGGACGCTGATCATGGTGTGTACAGGCCAACAGTACGATATATTATAAAGTTACCTGATTGCAGCTTTCATAAGGCTATGGGTATTCAAATGCAGCAAAGCTATAAATCAGGCTTAATTAAATAATGCCTTTGCGAACCTACTTTAGGAAAGTCCGGTAGCGACATTTGAAGTATATAACCCTGTTTTTCATAAAAAGGGAGAGCCTGGAAGCTAAAAGTATCTACAAGTCCATGAACACAGCCTTTCCGCAAACCTTCTTTTTCGGCCATCTCCATAAGTTTGCTCCCCAGACCGCAGCTCCTTGCTGATTCACTTACCCAAAGATAGTCGATGCAGAGCCACGGACCTTTTCTGTCAGCAATTAATCCGCCTACCATTTCGCCGCTTTCGTTTCTGCAGTAGACCCCAAGCTGCCCATTTTTACTAAAATCGACGAACTGAGCATTGTAGCTTCTTAATCCGGTTAATAGTTCTTCTTTATCAATTTCAGTAACTTGATGTGTGATTTGAATGTCCATACATGCCCAATTGAACAAGTTTGTATTTGGAATATAACGTTATAAATAAGTTAATTAAATGTATCAATAGAAAGTTTGCTTTTACTCCTGGGGGCAGGTCACGTCCGCTACTCGCTTCAAGCAGACTGTCTGTTGGAGTCTGAGCTGGTACAATTAATGTGCCACTGGTTAGAAATCAGTAATACGATTTTATCAGTCTGGTGCTCTGGCCTGTCAGGATTTGAGGTATCCACCCGGTTTACCAGCACCCTGTATTTGGCACCAGTGGAACCCACTTCGCGATCCAGGATATCCAGTACCCACCACCGAACCTTTTTCCCCAAAAGACATGAGCAACCTCAAGCGCCTTGTCTGGATGATGACCACGGTATGAAGCTTGATAACGCGTGGAATCAGGGCGTTTGGTACGCTCTCCATTCAGCAACTGGACGCCCTTCTCCCCAGCCTTTCAGCGTTGAAGATTTGCCAGCGCTGGGTGAAGAGTGTAGGCGAATTATGAAAATCACTTCTGCCGTTTATACTTCGAAAAAGACGTTATCAAAAAGGTGGTTCGCAAGCGCGGAGTTATTAAACCTTTACTTAACGAAATACGGTTTAAGTTGCTTGAATTGCAGCAGAAAGAAAACGACGGCTTGCTGATGCTGGACAAATTAAGCGAGCATGGCATCAATGGACTGATACGCCGTAAATAAAAGGAAGGGGGGCATGGACGATCCCGTCACATCACCAATCACAACGGAAGGGCACAAAACAACATTTCACAGCGTAAAGGATAAAACACGATGCCATTTTCAATTAAAAACATATGTTCAGGTTCAAAAGGACACTACCCAGAAATCTCCAGACCTATACAGGACAAGCCAGTACCGAGGAATTGCACACTGACCTCAACAACATGCAAAATACAGGACTATACAGTATTCAGCAGATGGTCCTGCAGTTATGAAATGCGCCCACCCGGTACAGAAGAAAGAACCCCACGACTAAAATTCTCAGCAACGGAGCTCTCATGGCTATCTAAAACAATAGGAACAGAGATGCGCAATACAAAAGAATGAGCCTGTCAGTAATTCTGTGTAACTGCCCAGTTATTAAAGGTGATCGCTCAGCGGTCACCAAACTCGATAATAAAACGGCTCATCGCCATCAGAGCCGCCTCTTCGGTCGGGGTCTGATAGACCATCTTCAGGCTGCTGGTCACGGCTTTGTAGTCTTTCCAGGCTACGTATTTCAGGCTGTTACGCACCATATGGATAATGCATAGCTGGATATGGGTTTGCGGGAAGGCGCTGTTTATCGCATCCGGGAAGCCCTTCAGACCGTCCACACAGGCAATCAGGATGTCCTGAAGGCCCCAGTTTTTCAGCTCCGTCAGCACGCTTAGCCAGAACTTTTCGCCTTCATTTTCGGCCAGCCACATACCCAGCGGCGTCGTACATCTCTTTGAAGGTGGCGACGATTTCGCGGGTAGTCATGCCTTTGGCGTAGGGGGATAAAATTTGGCTGTCCATCTGCGTAATGCGCGTCTGGTGCTTCTTAAGCAGCTGTGGTTCGAAGGTGTTTTCACGGTCACGCAGCGTGTTCAGTTCGATCTCGCCGTCATCGCATAACACCGTTTTTGACGAGTAGCCATTGCGGGTGTTTGAGCCTGTTTTGGGCGCATTTTTCTCATACCCGGGGTGGTCAGCCAGCTCCGCATTGAGCGCCGTTTCGACGGTTAATTTCGTCAGCATACGGGAAAACGGATTGAGGTCGGCTTCGGTTTTAAGGCCTTTAGCCAGTTCAGTCACATTATTGATAAGCGACTGTACGTTAAGCCAATCAAGACCGGGATGAAAATCGCTCTGCCACTTTCGCTCAACCTTCCTTCCATGGGTTTACGCCTCAGTATGGTGATTGAGCGTTGCCGCCTGGTAAGCCGTAGCGAATACCTTATCAGCGCTGGCATACGCAAAAACAGCCCGAACGGGAGTATTCATCCGGATGGATTGACAAAGACATTTGTAAAAGCAAGAAAAGCCTCCCGCGTTAACTTCAGCAATAACCCACCGACATTTCACGAGATCCGTAGCCTGGCTGGTCGGCTGTACAAAGACGAACGCGGCGAGGAAATTTCGAGGGAAAATACATAATCCATTGATTTATAATCGAAATAAAAAGAAACCGAATACGATTCCTGTTTACGGCAACAATTGATCTTTCTCTTTAAATTCATAATGTTACATATTAATTAAGTGATTTTAACGATTAGAACACGTTATTTTTGATTCTAATAGATTCAATTAGTTATCACTTTTTACGTTTTAATTCGGACGTATTTCGGGCCATTTTGCGTATAAATCCCCCGACCAAACAAACTCATTGCCCAATACATCTCTCGACCTCTTCCACTGGTGGCCTCCCGATGCCAAATGCCCATGTAGACGAAGGCTTAATAGTGATGCCAACAAAAGCGATCGCGAAAAGTTGAACAGGTGGCTAGTTTCAGATTAAACACATTGGTTAGTCATCCTGAACAAGTAAAATCCGCCGCAACTGGCAACCATTCAATACTCGCACTATCGAACGATCGCCAGCTTGCCGCAGCCCGTTTATCGTGACGAGAGGATGTCCCGTTTAATATACCACTATTGCTGGATTCCCTGTCCGGTAAAGGTTAGTAGCGCAATGGCGAGAAAAAATCTTATCTGTAGTCATTCTTTAGGTACTGATTAAACATTAGGATAAGAGTAATGAAAAAGATACATTTTACGTTTGTTATCTTGTTGTCGCTTTCAGGTATTAATTCCGCGATGGCAAAACCCTGGCAGGAGATTAAAGAAAGCAAAGAGTTACGTGTGGGGGTGCCTGGTGACTATGCTCCCCTCGCATTTCACAACAGACAAAATAAATTAATCGGTTTTGATATTGATATGGCATATTCACTGGGCAAAGCTCTGCACCTGAATATCCTGTTTGTACCTAGCAGTTGGCCTACGCTGTCAACTGACCTGGCAGCAGACAAATTTGATATTGCAATGGGAGGGATTACAGAAACTCCCGGCAGAAGAAAACAGTTCGCACTTTCTTCTCCGGTATTTAAAAATGGGAAAATAGCGCTGACGCAATGTAACAGGATTAATGACTTCAAATCTCTTGAAGATATTGACCGTAAGGGCGTGCGGATTGTTGTTAATCCAGGTGGTACAAATCTGGACTATGTTGACAAGCATATCAGGTATGCAGATGTTATTCGCGAAAAAGATAATGATGCCACTCTGCAGAAGATTCGTGAACGCAGCGCTGATGTCATGTTTACCGACTTGCTCGAAGGTACTTATTACCAGAACAAAGAGCCGGGCGTCTTCTGCGTATCAACCAGGAGTATCCTCCCCGACACTGCCGGTAATAAAGTCTATATGATGTCGAAGGATAATCAGTATCTTCTTGATGCTGTAAATAGCTGGTTATCTGATGAAAACAGAATCATACTTGCCAGAAAGTGGCAGATAAATCCAGAGTAGCCGCCACAAAGTTTTGACAAGCACCATTGCCGACTGACGAACAGAACTGGCGCGGGGCGAAAGATGTGACGACGATAAAGCCAGCCAGGCTAAATGGATGGCTTATATCAGGAAGCTTAAAACGCTGGATTTAACAGGCGTTTCAGATGAGGCCACCTTCACAGCAATCAGATGGTCTGCATTACCACAGTAATACTACTAACTTGCAGTTTTTTAGGCGTTAATTTGGTTCTGGTATCTACACGAGTTCATTCAGATACAAGTAAATTTTCTGTAGAGAATGAAATTACTACACTTATTACTCCATTTTAAAGTAAATACTTGCTTAACAATCAGTAGACAGACAAGAAAAATTTTCGCCTCTGCTTTATCCTGGTAAAAGGATTGCGGTAAAAGTTAAGAAGGCAGCATAACTCTCAACTATGTGGATAATATTATGAATAAATTTAACAGTGTATTGTTAGCGCTGTTTTTTGCTATATCAGCCATAACATTTTCTTCATCTGCAATGGCCACTGAAAGCGGTAATAAAGGATTCCCGGGCATTTCGTTTCCGTGGTGTAAAATCTGGCCGGCAGGTATATCAATCCCAGAACTACCAGAGGGTAAAATATGCTGGTAAACAAAACAACCTTTTATTAATCTGGGTGATTAATTACCGTGTAAACAAGTAATTTGTGATACATAGATAATTAAAGTACCACAGTAACGACTACAGACTGGCTGGTTTATCCGACCAGGAGGGGCAGATGTATCCACCCTGTTTACCATTACGCTGTAGAGTTCCCATGCTTCCAGCCGTTTAATCTCGTCATCTGTGGCAAATCATTCACAGTATTTACGTTCTTTCCCATACATTCCCCCGCCAAACCACCTGACCGCCAGATACATCACAATCCGTTTCCACTTCGGCACGCCAAGCACGGTCATTCCGTCCAGGAATATCAAATCGTGCGCAGCGCATTGTCGTAAAGGTAGTCGTGGATTATTGCCGCTTTAGCGTATTTGCCGTCTGGCGGCATGACTGACCAGAAGATGCGTGGAACGGTGGCGAGATCAGTTACAAATCCGGCTGGTACGCTGATTACGTCGCTGAGGTAAAATTAAAAAGGTTCATGTACACGCCAAAGGTAGTGGCCAGGCATTTCAAGAATGGCCGGGGTTGTGAAGCAGCTCATAATACATTCCTTAACGGTTTTCCGGCCAGCCAACCACATAATCCAGTACAGCCTGTGCGTTGGTGAGACTGTTCACTTCGTCCTTCATCTGCCGCTGGCGTTCGTGGATTTTAAAACCCACCAGTACCATGTTTTGTTGCATAGCGGCTTCGAGTTTAATCAGTTCGTCAGCCGTCATTGGCACATCGATGTTATCTGCATCCGTCCAGAAGAATCCTGGCGGTAGCGCTCCCTGTTTTGCCACCGCCGTTACTGGCGACAGTCGCTCCTGCGACGCTTTACCGCAGCCCCAGTGGTGATCATTCGGTGTGAACGGATAGTTACCGTTTTCCTGCGCATTACGCCACGCATTAATCTCAGCGTATTTCTGACCGAGTGCGGTCGCAAGGTCAGCCACCCACTGACCGTTTTCAAATTTATCTATTGGTGATGTGGGGCCTGTGTGGTGGTGTTCTCCGGTAACGGGCCGGGTTTTAAAATATAAAACGGGTTGCCGGTTTGCGTGTCGTACACTGTTTCGCCGTGATGGTCTTCGTTCAGACTCCACGTTTCGGTTTCAGGGTCAAATACAGCAATATGACTGGCCGAAATATCAGGAGGGGCAATATCGGTACAGTTTGACGGTAATCCGGTATGTGGCGCTACCGTCGGCAATATCCAGTCCGGCAGTGCCTGTCACCATTACCGAAACATTACTGCCTTCACCCGCACTCCAGACCTGCGCGACGATACGGTAATGCTCCTGGATATTTTGTGTCTGCGGTAACAGCGAACAGTCCAGATACAACGAACTCAGTTCCGGGTCATCCCCTGTACCGGCGATAATCCCTATGGTCTGGTCGTTAACACTGGCTGTGATGGCCTTCTCCCTGAAATACAGCGCCACGGCATTCAGCAACTCATCCGGTTTACGGTTACCGATGAATGAGGTTGATATCTGTTCGCTCATCCCTGGCTGCTGCCCGGTCTGGCTGCCCTGCTGTTGCTGCTCTCCCGTTTTAACCGGACCATACACAGTAATGCAGCCACCAAGACAAAGTGCGGCGGCGGTGGCTAATATACGGCGCATAGTCATTACCGATAATAAAGCGTTGTACACCCGGCGAGGGACACACATACCAGGGCCAGTACGAATAATTTTGCCTTCATTAATTTTCCTTGTTATCAGGTTTCAGTTCTGTCCGCTCACTTTGTCCGGGGCTCGTTGACAGATGTAAAAAAGCCAGTGGTCAGACTGGCTAATTTTTTGTTATGTTATATCATCAATCATCTGGGGATTATTTCACTGGTTATAGTCTCCAGAAACAACTAAATAAGATTTCATGGCGTGCTTTTAATGACGATTCTGAACATGTTTGTCTTCCGCCCGGAGATGCAGGTGTCCATCTCCGGGTCTTTTATTTCAGACATTGCGTCCGGATGTACTCCTGCAAATACTTCAGTTTTTCCTGGTCGCTGATGATTCCGGCGCGGATATTGAGAACGTTTTGTCCAGTACCTGGAGAGAGTTCGACGGTGGCAGCATTGCCCACGCGGCTGGTGCTGGCGGTTTCGGTCTGGGTGGGCACTGAACATCGCCCTTCGACGCGCACCCGGCCACCAGCAACAAGGCGGCGCTGCAAATCAGTATTCCTGGTCTGAGCATCAGCTAACTCCTTCGTGTATTTAGCATCGAGGGCGGCAATGTCACGCTGGCGCGTTTGCATATCGCTGATAGTCTCGTTAGCCATCTTCAGGTTGTGAGTAGCGGTGTCCCGCTGCTGCCGGAACCGTACCGCGTTACTGTGGTAATGGTCTGTTGCCCATGCCAGTACCGCGACCACAATCAACAATGAGGCTATTACACCCGTGGTTATACGGTTCATTTCAGCCCCCACGTACACACCTCGTGCTCGATCTCGCGACGCGTTACCAGCCCTTTCCACTGCTTACCACCTGCATACGTCCAGTGTTTAAGCTCGTTGCAGGCTCCGGCCAGATCACCAGCGTTGAGTTTTTTCAGCAGGGTTGACCTGGCAAACGCGCCAGTACCAACGTTGTACGCAAAGGAGTAGAGCACAGCTCTTTCGCTGCTCGGGATACTGGCCTTAATCAGTGGATCAATGCGGGCTGCGACCAGTGCAAGGTCTTTATTCAGCAGCGCATCACACTCCGCATCGGTATAGTGCTTGCCAGGTAAAATGTCTTTTCCCGTATGCCCGTCACATACGGTAAGTACGCCAGCCACATCTCGATAGGGTTCGTGGCGCCTGCCTTCCAGACCGTCATTACCGCCAAGCATCGCCGCCGCTATCACTATTGCACTCGCGCCACCAGCCAGAAGGGCTTTAACTCTTGCCCTGAGCGCCATTACTGCCCTCCGGCATTTCAGATACCGCCAGCATTTTTAACGTGCTGTCATGGTCGTTTTTTTTCCAGAATCCGGGCGATTAGCCTGTTACGCTCTTCCATCGCGGCAGCCTGCCTTGCCTGAGCCTGCTCTGCTTTCTTTTTGTAATGCTTATTAACCAGAAACGTACCAATACCCAGAACAATACCTATCAGCGCGCCATAGTCGTTTAACGTCCACTGGGCGCATATGCCGCTGATTAATGCCCAGAGGTAGGCCAGCCATGTTGTATGCTTATCCATTGTCATAACTTCCCCTGTCCGGGAAATGGACTACCCGGATGTCGGGTAAGTGGAAAAAGAAAGGCCGCGCAATAGCGCAGCCTTGTGATTGGTGCGGGAGCCAATCCCCGCTACGCGGCAGTGGTATACAGAAAAGGCCCACCGTAGTGAACCTTTGATTATTTACCCGCTTTCACTGGAGTGTTACGGTGCCGGGGACTTTCCGGTGAGCCTTTGGTTGGCCTGCCATGACCCGCTATGGCGTCTGCTGCGACATTGGTTAACAGAAGTATATGATCAGTTTGCCCCGTGCTAACGGGATTCACCGCAACATCATTACCATAACATGATAATTTACATGGTTTACTGGTTTAGGATTTATCTGTTTACCTTAACCGTCTTTTCCGGAAAAAGAAGTAACAATGTCTGCCTGGCTTCCGGTTTAAGTTCTATGCTCAAATAACCACTTCTGACAGCATATTTGATTTTTTACGATTGTAAACGTTTGATTACCCACCATGGACAAAAATAAGTTTAAATAAAATAGTGTCTGAAAAACATCAGACAGTGACCTGATACTCACTTTTTGTTGAATCCAACCGGGGCGGGGCAAATTAGCCCTGATGGCCATAATCTAAAAGAAAATAATAACGACTGATGCTAACATGCTAAACCAGCCAAGCATCAGCAGGAGGTCCTATGCGGGGGATTGGGGCAGTCATTCATTTTCGTTCGCCAACACCTGGCAGCACATCAGCCCCCGATTTCAGCGGGATGTGGAGCAGTATCAGGGACTGGTTCGCCCTGTCTGCTCAGGATGAAGCTGCACAATGCTTTCGCGCTTTTTATCAGCCGGATGAAGGAATGTCGCCACCGGACAGGCTGAAGCACTTTTTAAGACTGAAGGCGCTGGCATCTCCGGGACGGCAGGCTAACTTCACCACAGAGCGAATACTCGGTACCGGTGAAACCATCTGCATGATTGCCTCCGGTAAAAACAGCGATTTTCCCTCCGTCACACTTCACCTGAGCGACCAGGAATGGCATTCGATACAACATCAGGAAGAGGCTGTTGACAGCCCACGGTCCTCAGTCAGTGATGACAACCAGACAGCTACCGTAACTGGGACAGGAGGGAGCGTCGAAGCACGCCCAAAAGGTTCCCCCATTACCCGCGCCCAGATTCAGGCATGGCAGGAGCTGTCGCCGGAGGCGAAACGCGAGACAGGCGGCTGGAAAGTATGGGCGCAGTCACAGGGGATAAATATCGGTAGTGCCGGTACCTGCCTGACAAACACTGGGCTAAGGCCCAAGGGGGCTATACGATTACAGCCGCCCGGGGAGAGAGGTTCTTCCATTACTAACGCACAGATTCAGGTGTGGCGGGATCTGCCACAGGAAGCGAAACGCGAGGCAGGCGGCTGGATAAAGTGGGCACAGGCACAGGGGATAAACATCGGCAGTGCCGGTGCCTGCCTGACAAATACTGGACTGATGCCCAAGGGGGCAATACGACTACAACCGACCGGGGAAAGAGGTACCCCTATTATAAATATGCAGATTCAAGCATGGCAGGACCTGCCACTGGAAGCGAAATGCGAGGCAGGCGGCTGGATAAGGTGGGCACAGGCACAGGGGATAAACATCGGCAGTGCCAGTGCCTGCCTGACAAACACTGGACTGACGCCCAGGGGGGCAATACGACTACAACCGACCGTGGAGAGAGGTACCCCTATTACAAATCAGCAGATTCGAGCGTGGCAGGAGCTGTCGCAGGAAGCGAAAAACGAGGCAGGCGGCTGCATAAAATGGGCACAGGCACAGGGGATAAAGATCGGAAGTACAAGAATGTTTCTGACCAACAGCGGTCTGACCCCCTTTGGTACAGAGCGCCTGAAACCGCCCGGGGAAAGAGGTACCCCTATTACAAATCAGCAGATTCGAGCGTGGCAGGACCTGCCACTGGAAGCGAAACGCGAGGCGGGCGGCTGGATGACGTGGGCGCAGGCACAGGGCATAGACATTAATAGTGCGAGTGCCTGCCTGACAAACACTGGACTAAAGCCCAAGGGGGCAATACGACTACAGCCGCCCGGGGAGAGAGGTTCTTCCATCACAGAGGCGCAACTTCTGGCATGGTTGAACATGTCACCAGAGGAACGCCGGACATCAGGTGGATGGGCCACATGGGCGCAGGCCCGGGGGATATCTTACATAAGCGCAAGAGAGTATCTGGCACCGACAGACAGTGAGATGCCATCCAGAGGCACATCACGTCCGTCGCCGCCCTCAACCGTCACGAGTGACAGCCCACAGGCATCAACATCCGCAGCAACAACCACAGGCGATGAGATAGCCATCAGCATGAGTGCGCCCCCGGAGCACTGCGGAGAAAAACGGTCGCTTCCCTCGACCAAAGCGGATATCTCAGCCCCGCCGGCAAAACAGATCAAGGAAGAGGAAGATGACGTTACCTGGCGAACACACCAGATAAACAATAACCTGCCCATTCTGCAGCACTGGCGTGACCCGGCGATATCGGTGATGGCCCGGGCGGAAGGCAGGATTGAAACCTTACAGGTTACACGGTGGGGGCCTCTTTTTAACCTGTTATCCCGGAAGACCAAAGCCAGAATTAATCAGGATATTCGCTGGTTTTTGCAAAATGAAGGAAAGCATGATGCGCGAATGAATGCCATGATATCCGTCGCTATTCCCCTTGATGACAGCGACGGTTACAGGGGGCGTACAGTCTACGCGCGAACCAATCTGGCGGCATTTACCGTACTGGGCCCCTACTCCGGCCGCCTGCTGGACAGTGAAAAGGTACGGTGTGAATACGAAAAAGAATATGGGAAGGAAGCCGGTAATTATTATTTTGCCACGCGAAGCCAGGAGCGCCTGGTGTCCGCCTGGCCGGAAGGAAATATCCTCAGCCTGCTTAACAGTCCGGTATTTACCCACCGGACAGCGGAGACAGAAGCAAGACAGAACGTCAGCACGGTACTTGTCGGGAAGAATATTAACTTTTACGTCACCACACGCGACATCAGCGCCGGGGAAGAACTGTGGTTTGATTACGGACCAGACTACCAGCATTTTGAGTCAGGTGAAGCGCTACGTTCAGCGCAGGTTAAGGAGGAGCCGTCTTCTCCAGAGGAAGGATAGAAATACTTCATCCTGACCTGTAGACATTCTGTACATACTGTTTTTTCAGTAGCCAGACGCCAGGAAGTGATGTCCGCACTTCCGGTCTGCCCCGGCATCAGAGTTTCGGATTTATTCCATTTCCAGCCTGATATCAAGCATCATCAGCATACCATCAATAATCCCTTCGGCTTTCTGAAGCAGTCGACCTATCCGGCAATCAGAGCATCCATGCTTTCGGGCCAGCATCATGAACGTCATTCCCATCACATAATAGTCCATAAGCAAATCATGCAGGTCGCTGTTATTTTTGTTCAGGCGGGCCATGCATCCACAAATGATCATCGCATCATCATCACAGCATTGAGAACGGAATTTAACTTTCGACGGAATAAGCCCTTTAAAGCCTGCGGCATATGTGACCAGACCACATCTTCATGATTATTGGCTACCCATGCCCCCCATAGTTCAAGAACCTTATGTATATCCCGCATTATCGCCCCTTACCCCTTAATAGTTGCCGGAGTTATCAGCCCATAACGGGCCAGTTTAATCACTGTCAGTACGATTGCCCTGTTCATCAGACACCGGTGCTCTTCCCTGCTCAGGTGACTGCCGTTATCGATTTCATGATGGCATTCCTGACAAATAGCCGCCGTGGCGCAGTCATCCGTTTTCATTCCCATGCCCTTTAATTCATTCCGATGAGTAACCTGAGTTCCCCAGTCGCCACATAGCACGCAACACTCAATCTGCCCGACGCTGCCAGCCATTTTTTATTCCGGAGAGGAAAATTTACGAAACAGAATCCAGTTCCACAGGACGTTCAGCACAGCCTTATAGACCTGTTGAAACTCGGTTTCGTCCATACTGGCGAACGCTATGGATTTCGCCCGGCGCCCGCGGCTGCCATCCGGATAAAAATGCTCGGTATAACACCCGGCCTGAACGGTTACCCATTCCCGGAAGGCATCAAAAGATTTAAGAAGGGCGACGTCCCCGGTTCGCAGGGTAGCTACGTTATGGAGGTACTGTTCCGCCACCTCGTTAAGGGCCGGGGTATATTCCTGGCCTGCGTAGTCACAAAAAAATTAACGAACCCGGAGATAAGTTTCTGTTCCCGCGATGTGACCGTGCCGCCCGTTGGTGTCCAGTAG